CAAATATGTTCCCATTACTTCTGTATCAGGGGTGACTACAAACTCTATTTCTTCAGGCAATGGCATAGGCCATTTAGTAAATGGGTAAGTGCAATATAAGGTCGAATATAAATTCTTTAATATTTCAGGCGTTAATTTCATGTTTAAACCTTGTTGATACAGCCTCTGAACTCAAACTCACCTTCTTGCTCATCCGTTACCATAATCATTTCAGGCATTAACATTCTGCCTTGGTCGAATGACAGCATTACAAAACCTGATCGCCAGTCTTTCGGGCCATCTTCCGCATATTCGAAGCTAGGTGACATAGGATCAGCTAGGCAGCCTGTCTGTACACCCCAATATGTGCCTTGGTAATTGGTAATCGGCTGTAGGGCTAGGATATGCGTGTGGCCCGTAATAATGTTGGTATTGCCAGCTGCCAATAAGTTAGCATAACCAGCCATGCGGCCACCACGATGCCGGTGTTTGATTATTGTATCTTCCCCAACCCAGTACGACCAGCAGGTTTTCCATTCGGGAAAATGGTACTTGAGGCTAAAGCCATCTACACCGCTGTACTCTGGCACTTTGTTTACAAGCCAAGACTCATAACGCATATCGTGATTACCAAGCGTCCAAATCAACTCACAGCCTGGCGGCTTGTGTTTGACTATTTCATCTAAGTGATAACGGCAGGCTTTTAATTCTTGTAAAACATTTGGCTTTTGGTCGTAATTGATACTAGGAAAGCGACTTAACACTTGCCCGTCAAAGGCATCACCATTACAGATAATGACTTGAGGCTTGAACTCTTTAATCATTATCAGCAATGCTTTAAACGCTGTAGTGGTGGTATCAGTAAAGTGGGCATCACTAAATACGATTACGCGTTTTACTTTATCTACATCGATGCCCCTGCGGACATTGTGCGCTGCCAACTCTCTTTTCTTTGGTTTTTCTTTCTTAGGATCACGCAAAGAGCCATGAGCATCTAATTTAATGCCATACCTAATTTCTATACTAGATCGCCTGTTTGATACGCTTCTAGGATTTATGCCAAGTTCTCTACCTACTAAAGTTGGAGAACCTAATTTACGATAAAGAGCAATAAATTCTTCATCTTTCTTTTTAGATATATAACCCATAAGCAGTCATTTTTAGAGCTTTGTCTTTGACTTCTGCAACCCGACGGCTCCAACCTTTACCAAAAGTTTCAAAAGTTTTTAAAGATTGCAAGAATTCAAGGCGCTTGGCGCAATATAAGTCTATGATCTTATTAGGCTTAGATGACACTTTTTTGACTAATGCCATAGTAGCAGGGCCAAAACCACCGTCAACAGTAGCCCCAACGCAATCCTGCAAAATCTTAATAGCGCGCCCCGGCCCGGAATTAACAGCGACGTCGAAAACGCAATAGTCAACCCCAGGTACAAGCTCATCAGCTCTGACAGCATCCCAGTATTTCCTTTTATAAAGTGGCGCTACTAACTCAGGGGTTAGGGCGCGCATCTGTTTCTCGTCAACCTCATGCCCTGTCCATTCTTCCCACACTCGCTTGGTTACGCCAAGGTTTGTCATACCGCCTGGGTCTTGCGGATGGTTTACAAAACCACCCTCATGTTCCAACAATAATGCCAAACAAGTATCAAAATTGCCTGTCATTGAATACCCGCTTGTTCTTTAATCCATTGCTGTAACGCTAGGGTTTGGACGGTTGTTTCAGCGCAGGCCCCAGCAAGTTCGTAGTAGGCGGCGCTTTCATTAGCTCGACCGGCGGGGTTGGAAAGGGTGGGCAATTTACCGCTACTGGTTGAGTGCTGCAACCCCCCATAATAACCACGCACGGTACCCAACTTAGCTTGAAATTCATTGACAACCCCTTTAGTTACTAGGTCTTGCTGTTTTTGAATAGAAATAACTTTTTGCTCTTGCTCTCTCGCAAGCGCGTCCACTTCTTTTTTAAATACCATAAACCGATTATGTTCGTAACTGTACCCAAGATAACCTGCGCCGACAATAGCAAATGCAATAACGCCGAACTTAACGTACAGAAGCGGCGTCATTTTTTGTCTAAAGGCAAGGTAGTCACAATACGCAAAACAGCCACAATGATGCTAATACCGATGCTAAAGAAGCCAAACATTTGTGGTGTCATGTAGAATGAAAACGCTTGAACATTCATTTCAACAACGCCAAAAACAGCAAGAATTAACGCAAACATTAGCGTTTTAGATTTAAAAATAGTCATTATCATATTCATTCTTTATCTGCCTTTTGATCTAACTTATCCAAAATACGTTGCAAAGTAGATTCTAATTTATCAAACTTAACGTCTAAATCTACTTTGCGAACATAATTTGTTGGTAGCGCTACTTCAATACTTTGGACATCTTTTTTTAAGTTTTGAACCGAATCCCATATCTGGCGGCACCACCAACCAACACCAAGCATCCCCACGCCAGCTACCATATTAAATAAGTATTGCCAATCCATGATTTACCTCGCAAGCGCGTTTTGATTTGGTTGTTGGGGGGCTAAAGCGTTGGCAGGCATTTCAGGCGTTTCTGAAATTGCGCCTGCTATTACACCGCCGCGCGCTTCTTTTGGTAACAATTTACTAACTTTTTCACTTAACGGCGCCCATGTTGCAGGGTCACGAACAACTTTTAGCACTTTGTTGCGCTCCGTTGCAGGCAGTGTTGCCAATAAATCATCAAATGATTGAGCTGACTCAGCGGCTTTGGCAAGCGTTGCCATTGTCTTTTTACCAATAAGCGTATCTAAACGCGATAAAGCGTTATTGGTTGTAGTAGCAAAAATGCTAAATACGTTAGGTAGCCGCAGGTTTGGTATTTCTTCTTTAACTAAGTCTGCAAAACGTTTTTGACCTAAAGTTGCTTGTTCTGCGGCTTCTGCGCCTGCTTTTAAATCATTCGCTACTGACTGAACAACTTTGATTTGGTCTGGTGTAAGTACCTCAGATAGGGCTTCATAACGAGGCGCGCCGCGCCCGCCTGCTTTTTTAAGCATAGCTTGTTCGCCGCGACCAAGTACGTTCAAAAATGGCCCAATACGCTCACCGCCACCTGGTTTTTCTAATACAGACGCCATTTCTTTAAGCACTTGAGCTTGGTTAATTGGCGCAGATAAGTCAGAAAATATCTTACGTGCTTCACCGTACGGCGGTATTTTAGTTTCAAAAGCGCCTAAATATTCGTCTAATAACGTACGTGTTGCTGATTGTGCATCGCGACCTAGCCCTGTAGCGGCTTCAGAACCATAGGCTTTATCTGCTAAAGCGCGCTTAATGTAGTGCATTTGTTGACCTGTCAACGAGCTACCTACGTCAATACTAGCAGGAAACGGTTTGCCTTCAATTTTAGCAATTTCAACAGCACCATCTAAAGTGCCTTTTGGCATACGATCAAAAATACTTTTTAAAGAATCGTCTACAGTAGCTACCATTTTGTCAGCAGCTTTATAGAATGGATCGGCAGTTTCAGCGCGTAATTTGACGGCTTGTTGGATGTCTGGCGTAATTGCTTTTAGTGTTGTTTGACGCCCTAATTCTTGCGCCGTTTCTTTTGCGGCTTTAGCGGCAGGGGCTACACGTTTACCTGCTTCAGCAAGCGCTGTTTGGGTTGTTGGTGATATTACACCCCCTTGCGTTAACGCCTGTGATGCCATTAAATCGCTTTCAGACGTAATAGCTTGGCGTAAAGCATTGCGCCCTGCCTCTAAATTAGCAGGGGTTTCAAAGCTTTTACGAGCAATCCGCGCTGCAAATTGGTTAGGCAACTGTCTAATATCTTCTACAGCGCCTGCTACGCGAGTAGCACCGCGCCCTAAAGCGCCTAATCCTTTTTCAATTAGAGGCCCTGCTACACGACCGCCTGCCTCTAATGTAGCGCCTGTTAGTACGTTCATTGCAGGCTCAGTAATTAGCTCATTAACCGTTCTAGGTTGTTTTAGACCTAACGCAACGTCCGCTGCTTCAAGCGCTTCTTTACTAATTCCGTAGCCTAGCCCTGCGCCGCCTACGATACCTGCTGGGCCAAGGGGAGCGCCTAACGCGCCGCCACCTGCGGTAGCAAGCATTTCAACTGTAGGGCCAGCTAACTGACGCGCTTTAACCGCTAACTCGTATAAACGTGGGTTTTCTCTAGCAAAACGCGGGAGTTCAGCACCAACATTTTCACGTGTTGCAGTCGTTTCAACAGGCCCTAACATACCAATGTCATAGCCGTTTGCGGCTAATTTTTCGGTTAGTTGCGCTTTGGTTGTACCATCAGGCACATTTTTTAGGATTGTTCCATCCGGCAAACGTACGTCCATAGCGCGCCTTATTTCAATGTATTAAAATCAATTACACCACCGCTAGGAACGCCGCCTGCTTTAGCTTGCGAACGCTGTTTACCTGCGCGTAAAACTTCTTGCAACTCACGACCTGCTGCAATGTATTCTTTTTCGCTAGTCGCTTTGTTCATACGCATAATTGCAGCCGTGCCTTTTTCACCTTCTTTTTCAGTAATAGCACCAGCGCCTCTAAGAATGTTAAATGCTTCCAAAAAGGCTTTACCTTCAATTTGTTTTTGGCGTACTTCAAACGAAGCGGTATCAGAACCTTCAACAAAACGCATACCTGGTACAAGCGCAGCACCAACGTAATTTTTAAAGCCTGGATGCGGAGCAGTGCCTTTTTCAATAACTTTGCCACTTTTTACAACAGGCGCTTTACCAATCATTTCGTCAATAAGTCGAATACCCTCATCGGCAGATTGAATTGCACCTGGCAACGCGGCGGCGGCAGTAGCCCTGTTCTTACCTATAAACTCGCCTGAAGCCTTAGCTTCAGCAATATTGGCTTGTAATTGTGGGTCGTATTGCATCCGTTGACCTTCACGCGTTATAGCTTGACCTTCACGCGTTATAGCTTGACCTTCACGTTGAATGCCCATTTGCGCTTGTTCCGTTGCGCTAATTTGCGTTTGTTTAATATACTTATCTGCTTCCAACATCAAGCTAGTTTTAACTTTGTCATCAAATTTAGACGGCAAAAATTGAGCAATGCCTGGTAATTGCGCGCTAGTTTGTTGACGCCACAAGTCATAAGTGGCTTGATCGTTAATAGGCGCAAGCGTATTTCTAGCATTACTCATCAATTTAGCTTCAAGTTCAACTTGACCTAATTTGGCTTTTTGTTGCCCTTGTTGCAATTCCAAAGCCAATTTAGGGTTTACTCTACCCACTTGGCTAATGTAATCAGGTGCATTAATGTCTAAACCACGCAAAGCGTTACGCTCTGCCATCATTTGTTGAGCTTCTTGCATTTTTAACGCGTTAACGTTTAATTCTTGCGCTTTAGCAAACTGATTAACTGGATTTTCTATTTGAGGTAATCTAAAACCTAAAGCAATATTGGGGTCAATTTGTGCCATATTAGAAACCCCCGCCTAGTGTTGATGTACCATATGTAGGCAATCTGTTTAATAATTGCGATTGTTGGTAGAAATTAAGTCCTTGACCTAGCCCACCTACAATAGCGTTAGCGGCGCCAATTTGACCGGCTGCCTGTGCGTTGCCTGCGCCAATAATGTTAGATCCAAGCTGTTGACCTAATTGACCTGCTTGTTGACCTAATACGTTAGCACTTGATTGTGCTGTGCCAGCAAGGGCTTGGTATGGGTTTAGCGTACCTGCACGTTCGGCTTGGTAACGGTTAAATGCGTTTGTAAACTCTTGTGACGCTAAGTCTTGCCCGTAACGCTGGATGCCTTTCATCGTTGCGCCTGACATTAGACCACCCCGAGCCGCAGCCGAGCGTTCTAAGGCTTTCATGCCTTCAGACATACGGAAAGCGTAGCCTGGGTCAGCTTTGAACTTGTCAGCGCCAAACTCAGCCGTAGCGTATTTTCCATATCCAGGCGCGCCTGCTGTGCCGCCAATACCTAACAATTCTAATAGTCGATTTTGACCCGCAAGCCCCGCTTCTCTAAACGGTTCTTGCAGTTCAACTTGGCGTTCAAAAATCTGTCGTTGAACGTCAGACGCTTGCCCTGCCGCAGCAGCTTGTTGACTTGCAGCGCCGCGTGCTTGACTTGCCCCATAAATACCTGCGCCTGCGGTTAGCGCTGCCGCGCCTAATATTGCGGTACCTGTAGCTACTGCCATGATGTCACCTCTTTAATAAACGTGCGCTCTAATGGTTTAAACCCAGCGCGAGCGTACACTTTTTCCATTTTTGCTGCCCGATCATCTTCTAACGCAATCATAAACAATGCTTTAGCGCCTTTTTCTTGCGCCCACTGCTCAATTTGTTTGAACATTTTACCCCCTGCCCCGCTTCCGCGTGAAGCAGGTGTTAACCACCACCAAAGCTCTTGAGCCACTAAATTAGTAGGGCTAAAGTACAACGGGTAAACCAAAGCACCTGTAATACCAACTATTTCGTTATCTATTTCAGCCAACCAAATACCCACATTTGGGTCTATTATGGATTGTAAAAAGAAATTTGAATAGCCCTGCTCATCAAAATCTGCTACCCCGTGCATGGGCGACGCTTCGTGAAAGTCCCGCGCTAACTTAACGTACTGTTCTAAGTCAGTAGCTATTGCTTTACGCACGTTTATGTCCATTAGCTTGTAATCTCACGTCCGCTAGACCGAATGTTGATCGCCGAGGCCGTACCAGCAATGGTGGAGATAAAGCCACCTGCTGCTAGTGCTGCGCCTACAATCTCTGGAAACGTGTAGGTTTCGCTAGGTTGCAAGGTTTTGGTCTTAACAATCAAGTTGTCGTTACCCGCTGATCCAGCCACCGTTACAAGGTTTACGCTAATGGTTGCAGCGCTTCCGCTGTAGTTGGTAGCGGTAAACTTGTCAATAATGGTTGTGACGCCAGTAGCAGTGTATTGGGTAGTTTGGCTATTTTCAGCGGTCTTGGCGGGGATTAGAACCCGTACGGTTACAGTCATATTGATGCTCCTTCGATATTATTTGCAACGGTCAGAATGATAGAGGGTATGGCTGGGACGGGCGGTGCAGCAGCAAACGCCGCAACTTCAACGCTAAGAGTGGATACCGAAAACATTATCTCTACGTAATCACCTGATTTTAAGTCAAAAAAGTAATTTAACGAGGAAAAAATTTCATGATTATTACCTTGAATCTGTATGTAACTAGCGCTGTTGGGTACGTCCACGCCGTTAAGCCTAAACCAAATATAAAAGTCGCCTACGCCGCCGCTAGTCTTATCTAGCTGAAACGACATATCGTAGTTGTAAATGCCCGGCGTATCGACGTATACCCGTGAGGTCGGCGTACCAAGGTACACGCCGTTACTCAAATCGGTGCTGTTAAACGTAATGGCTTTAGCCGTGTTAATCGTTGTGCCTGTCTGCGTAGTGGTGTCGTAAAACGACCCGTACCTAGCCCGTTTTAACTGGGGCGTTACAGGGGGTGAAACGGCTAACCCTTGCACATCGGTGGCTAAGTTGGCTAGTTGCGCCTGTAGCGCCATGACAGCGCCTTCAGAACTAAGTTCTGCCGCTTGCACTTGTTTCTGCAATTCAGCGATTTGGGCTAGTAACGCGTCTTGTGAAGGGCTAGTGGCAAACCCTTGAATCTTAATGTCAGTAGAGTTGTTGACTTCATCCACGGTGGCAAACGGTGGCCCTAGCTGCAAGTCTGTAAGGCTAGTAGGGCTAGTACCCCCACCTGTTAGGTTAAACAGGTTTAAAAAAAACCGATACCACTCACGGGACAATAGCCCTGTAACGGGGTCGGTCAGCGGCGTACGCGGCGCTGGTATGTTGGTGATATTAAGTGGACTAGGCACGGGTTGGACTCAATAGCAGTTCGGCGCCTACAATAGCGATCTTGACTGGATCAGTACCCGACACCTCGTACACGCGGTCACGCAGCTTCATGGTCATGCCAAGCCGACGCCAAAAGACACGGCGTCCAAACTGACCAATTTTGCCCATAGGCGCCCAATGCTCGTTTGACCAGGTATGGCCGCCGTCATCTGACCAGCGCAACATACACTCAGGGTTGTCACCTTGAGTACTTATGGGCGCAGGGATATTAGTCATATCAAATATTAAATATTCGCCTGAACTTGTAACGATGGGGCTTTGAATTCCAGTTACAGGGTTAGACGCAACAAAATACGCTGCTGTAGGATCTGTTTCGGTTATACCTAAGCTTAACCCTACGCCCGTTTCGCAATCAAGTTGTAGGCTGTGTTGGGCGGTACGGCGCAGATTATTCTGACCGCTTGGGATAGGACGCCACGAACGCAACCATTTTTGAATTTGCCCGTTATCGGCATAGACTTCTAAATCGTAAACGTACAAGTTGCCGTTTTTGTAGTCACCTAAAAAAATTTCACTGTTAAACGCTACTTGGCAGTTAGGACGATAGCGTATAAATTCACCGTTAGACCAGCCTGCCCGTTCATGCCACGACTGGGTTGACACGTCGTACACCCACGTCTTTTGTACGGTAGGAAATGTCAGTACGTAAAAGCTATGCCCGTCTTGCTGGTAGGTATAAGCTATCGCATTGCTAATATCGCCGTACTGCTGGATCTGCCACTCGATTGAATGGTTGGACGCGCGTACGCCCGTATAGCCGTTATTGCGGTAAACGATGCCACGACCTCGAGCGTCTTGCCCTAGCCAAAATATTGAGTTGTCAAGTTTGGCAACGGAGAATGGTGCAACGCAACCAATCTCATTACTTGCGCCTTGGATACGAGCAAGCGGGAAGTCAGGTGTACCGGCGTCGTACCAAACCTCAATGGAATTAGTACCAAATAGCCACGCCTCACGGTTATTAACAATTACGGCTACTAAGCCGTCTGGTGAACCTTCTGCACTAGCAAAGTCTAATGGATCGACTGACAAGCCGTCTAATAGGCTAGTAACCCATATCTTTTGGCTGTTGGGTTCATTAAACGTAAAGTACCCGTCAAGGTAACTAACGGTGACTGCGCCAGGAAAATCAGGGTCGGTAATCTGTGCAAAGACGTTGGTGTTGGCGTTGTAAATGTAGCTTGGGCCATTGGCCGCTACAAACAACTGCGTACCGTTATCGGACATGGATACTTGCCCTGTACCAGCAATCGTGCCTAACGATGTAACGGTGTAGGCGCTATCAATCTTATATAGGGTATCCCCTGATACCGCGTACATATTCCCTTCAAACGCCCATAAGCCACGAATCGGGCCATTGCCAGCAGTAATAAATAAACGCAAGCCTGGAGCGCGGTTTAAAAACCCTGCCTCTTTGCCTTCATTGGGGATGGCTTCGGGAAATAGGTTAATCATGCGGTTGTCTGCCGCATTAACGCTACGGGCTACATAAGCTTGCCCTAAAATTGGCGTTTTCATAGCTTACGCAACCACAGCGCCACGTAATCCAATAACCCACCAATCAGCGCCAATAAACTGAAGGGTAACGGAATCACCAACAGCATTAAACGTAATAGTAGTTGCGCTGCCAAGATTAGTAGGCGTCAAAACCCCTGTATCACCGCCAGCCGCTTCAGCAACATACACAATCGTTTTTAATTGCCCTGCGGCGCCGTCAGCTAATGTCAAAGCGTTGCCTGCTGCTGTTGATGTAAACGCAGTGGTTAATGTAGTGATGTTTACTGCGCCTGGGCCTGATAACGACTGGACTGTACCAAACACAGGGCCAGTCGCAACGGATGTCGCTGTAGCAACACCTAGTGTCGGCGTAACCAATGTAGGACTTGTAGCAAACACTAACGCGCCAGTACCTGTTTCGTCCGTCACAGCCGTACGCAAATTAGCGCTAGAAGGTGTGCCTAAAAATGTAGCAACGCCTGCGCCTAGGGATGTAATTCCTGTACCGCCGTTGGCTACTGGCAAAGTACCGGTTATACCTGTGGTTAAGGGTAAACCCGTACAGTTTGTTAATACGCCAGAAGCAGGTGTTCCCAACGCAGGGGCGACTAAAGCAGGGTTAGTAAATAAAGTGGTAATTGATGCGCTGCGTGTAGTTGCGCCTTGTTGAACGGGCAATAAATTACCTGCGGTAACAGACGTAGCGACTGGTAGTTGAGTTATGGTTACATTTGACATAGTTAATCCTAGTAATTACCCGCATAGATGTTAAACCGCTGACGTGTGCCAACCAAACTGTATGGCAAGGCCATGATGTCGTCAGGATTGTTAATACGCTTCAGATTGCGTTTAGAGGTCATAGCGACGCGCATTACGTTAGCGGGTGGCTCGATACCAAACTCGGTGGCGATCTCGCAGGCAAGGCTGTATTTGAACGCCCGTAGGTAACCAGGCGGCATGGTAATGTCAGTCGATAGACTTGGCACTTCCATAAGCTTTTCTACCGAAACGATATGAAACTCTAGCGGCTTGATAGGTACGGGGTAGACGTACATCTCAATGTTAGGGAAAGTCATGTTGACCCACAGGACTTGAGGGTAGGTCGAAGTTACCGTTTTAACAGCAATACCGTTGTACTGCTGTTGGTTAATTAGCTTAATGCCGTATGAAATATTGGTTGCTGAATCTCTAAAATAGGTCGCATCGTCAATCAATACGGGGCGCTTAGGTGTGCCACCTGACGCTAAAGGCAACGTTCCAGTTGGGCCAAAGGTTAAATCTTTAGCGCCAGCAGGCCAAGAAGCCACTTGATCTTGAGTAGAAAACACTGATAAACGCTCGGTATTCCATGAGTCGATCATTTGGTTTAAAGCGGCTAAAGCGTCTTGCGACGTGGCTGCGGATGGTGTTTCGCCTTCGGCTAAAACCCCTAGTACGCGCAGAGCGCCATTTATTTGGTCGTTTGCCGTGGTCATGGCGTAACTCCTTATGCGGTTGTTTTACGGCGTCTTGTCTTTACTTCCAGCGCGTTAGCAGGAGCCGCCTCGACTTCAGGTTCTACTTCTTCAACCTCAATTACTTCTACTGGCGTAGCAACAGTATACCGTTCCCAGCCGTGACTTTCATCATGGTCGGCTTCTATATCGCTACAAGCGACTTTGTGACCGTTTACAGGGTGCTTTAAATAAATAACCGCCATTAGTGTTCCTCGGTAGGTTCGGGTTGGTCTAGCTTATCTACTAGCATTTTATACGCAGTAATAGTCGCTTGAGCCTGAATTAAAAAGACTTGCGCCTTATTTGCTTCAGACTCTAGCGACTGGATTTCTGCCACTAAAAATTCTTTAGTGATTTGCATTACGCAATGGTAGAAACCATAATGTAATACGTTACACCACCGCTAGTTACAGGGATAGTGTGCGATACAACAGGGGATCCTACTTTTGCACGGAATACGCCGTCTACAGCTACAGCAGGTAATGCCGCAAAGTTACCAAGTGTGCCAGTGCCAGAGTTGGTTACACGTAAGAAAGACGCGTTAGTCCAAGTACCGCCAGACGCAATATCGGAATCAAGTTGCAATGCAGCAAGCGTACCGCCTGGATTAGTAGACGAGCCACCAATTGTTGCACGTAAAGCGTTAGCTGCACCGCTAATTGTACCGCCAGTATTAATTGCACAAGTAACGTGAGCGCCGTTAATCGTTCCAGCAGTAGCACCGTTAGCACCAGTTACACGGGTCAAAATACGAGCAGTTTCGCCTGAACCTGTAGAGGTAAAGGTTAAACGGCTAAAGTTAAGACGGGTGTCGCCTGAAGTGGCCGAGGTTGTTGCATAAGCACCGTTTAATACGCCTGAAGTATTAATTTCAATAGGCGCACTAGAAGTACCAACTTGTACAGAATCAAGCAAAGGATCAGCGTACGCTACGCCAATCGGTTTATTATTTGCCATTTTTAAACTCCTTTATCAGTTCCAAAAAAAGTTAACCCGCCCCGAAGGGCGGGATATTACATTAAGCCGAACGATACAAAGTCCAAGTTGTGTCGCTGGTTTTACGAGCGATAAACTGGGCTGAAGTTTCGTTGTCAATAACCAAAGCACCAACAACTGTCCAACCAGTACCAGTACCAGCAGCCAACGTAATGTCGCCTGTGGTTGTACCAATGTTGATAATTGTCAGGCTAAATGTGCTGCCGACTTTTGCGCTAGGCACTAAGTCATTAACACCAGTTACACCGCTAGCTGTATCAACGATTGGCAAAGTATAAGTTGTGCCAGTTGTGCCAGGATTAGCGATCAAAATGCCACCAGTTACTTCAGCAGCAGTTAATGTAACAGCGGTTACGCCAGCTTCAGTATTAGGAACAGCTAAATAACCGAGGACGGGTTCGTTAAGATTACCGTCGCCTAGTTGATAGCCACCTGCGCCATTTGGGAGAGCCATAATAATTCCTTTACAAAATAAGTTGAAAAGCCCCCGCTTGCGCGGGAGCCGTTAGGTTTAACCCCACAAGCGAACGCCCATTTGTGGACGAATCACGGAGTAGCCATACAACACGTCAATACGGCATGGTAAACGGTCGTTATTGATGTCGTATTGGCGAACAATACGCATCGAAATACCGTTATGCACTTGACGGGAAGCCATGTCTACACCTTGAGGCATCAACAAGTCAGCGGTCGCAAAAGTGATCGCATCTTTGTGATAAATCAAGTTCTGTGGGTACTGGCTAGAAGCTGCGCCAACGAATGTAGTTACTGCACCGCTAGCTGGGAACGAATCAATCGTTGCAAGCGCTTGGGTAGAAGTGTACATTGCTGGGCTAACAGTTACAGTTGCAGCGCCACCAGCAGACGATGTTACGTCAGCTACCACTACGAACTGCTGGAGTGAACCAGTGGACTCGCGGGTTTGTGGGTTAACTGCAAATACGCCAGCTACGGTAAATACGTCACCAGCCTTAATGGTCAATGCGTTACCAACACCAGCTAATACGATGGTGTTAGAACCTTGAGCCGTTACGGTAGTGCCGACAGTACCAGTTGCGTTGCGTGAACCAGTTGTGAACTGCTTGATAGATTGGCTCATGTTGATCTCGTCAAAGCCCAATACGCCCATACCCATCATGCCGTTCTTAAACTGCTTGGAGATGGTATCGGTTGGGTTGAAAAGACCTTTCATGCCTTCTACTAAGCCAGCGTTAGCGGCTGGGTTAACAGTTGCATAGCGTGGTGACATTACGGCAGCAGCTTCGTTCAGCTTCTGTTGAGCAGCCAACAAAACAGCAGAAGTTGCTGGGGTAACGCCTGGAGTACCAACGGATTGGTAAATGTTTCTAAAGCTGTTCGCTACGTCAGCGTCGATTGACGATGCCAACTGGCTAATACGTGGCTTTAGAACACGCTCTGCGAAGTCATCTAACTGCATGGTCATCTCAGCGGTGGTGAAGTTAACACCAATGTGCTTTTGATTCGATACAGTCAGCGTGGTGAACTGCTCGTTGTCGTCCTGAACTTGCAGGGCGGCACCGTCAGTTACCAAAGCGCGGTCTGGTAGACGAATACGAAGGGTGGAACCGATTTTTGCGCCTTCAACAGCAAAACTGTCGTCGTACGCACGGTTTACGTTACGTGTGAGTACCAGGTTGTTCTCGAGGATTTCGAGCGCCTTCCGGGTAATCATGTCGATGGTTAAGATCGAATTTGACATATTAAGTCCTTAAAAATAGTTAGCGGTTTCTCTGCGCTTCCCACTTTTTGACCTGTCTTAGGCGTTCTGCTTCAATCCACTCTGACGTACTCATATTCTTTACAGAACGAGGGTCAGTTGTATCGTAACTAGAAGATCCAGAGGATCTTGCCGTGACAGGAGCAATCGGTGCTGGAGCGCTCGAAGTCTTTTTTACAGAAGGATTATCAGCTAATTTAGCCTCAATCTTTCCTAATTCTTTGGCCTGCTGGAGTGGCGCTAAACGAGAAATACGCTCCGCTTCTTTCGGATTAGACCCTAGGTAATAAGCCATATCGGGGCCAATATCGGAAGATTGGATCGTTTGAGCCATTGCGTCAGTGATTGGGAGCTTGGGGTTGTAGGCGACTTGTTCAAAGTCGTCGTACTTGTTCCGCGCTTCTTCTTCCCTGTCGTGGTAGGACTCAATGATCTCAGACTGCATCCTAGCTTGTTCACGCCTAGCAAGCAATTCTTCTGCCTTACGTTCTGCCAACAAGTCGGCATATTCTTCAGGTGA